GGGCTCCCTACATCAAGGTCGGCGGCGACTGGACCAAGGTCAACCTGGGCCAGCCCACTCGCAGTACCAACTTGCTTTCCTGGTCAACTACCAACGCCAACGTCTACATATCGCACGGCGGCCATTACATCAAACTCGGCATCCTGCTCAAGAACGGGTGGCAGCCGGTGGGTGACCAATTCGCCTTTCCTGTTGGGCTGACTGGACTAACCCGCACGGGCGACACACTTTATCGGGACGGCGAGCCGGTGCTGCTGCTGCGCAAGCCTGTGGTCTATGACCTGGATGATCCCAAGGACACCCGTCCGATTGCCCATGAGTTCGTGAGTGTGGCGGGCCAACCATACATCCTGTTCACGCTGCCTGACCTAACTGGTATGGTCAGACCGCTGGTGGACCCGCAGTTTTCGAGCCAGCCGGACGCGGCGGCAGGCAAAGACACCTATATTCGATCATCTGCCCCATTTAATGCGCGCAATTATGGCACTACTGTTGATCTACTCGACGGTAGTGACGAAAAAGCGCTGATTGAATTCGATTGTTCTTCTATTCCCGCCACTGCCACTATCGAAACGGGTCAGGCTGCTACAATTAGTCTTTATCATTCTGTACAGAGCAGTTCTGTTTCGTTCACATTAACATTTTATTCCATCGCCAGTGGCAATGCCGATTGGCCAGAGGGTACTAAAGCTAATGGTACTGGGGTAGCTGGAGATTGTTGTTGGGATTATAAAGATCAGGCGGCATCTCCAACGGCCTGGGCCGGTAGTGCAGGATTGAGCACCGCTAACACTGATTATGAGTCTAGTAGTCTCGGGTCCGTCAACGGCAACCGGGCGGATGCGGTGGGTACAGAATATAGCACTGTACTGACAGCCAGTCGTATAGAAGGCTGGTTTGGGGTAAGTAACACCAATTATGGGCTACTAATTACCTGTGGCGCTAATTTGGGAGCTATTGCATCTTCCGACCATGCCACCGCCGGCTACCGTCCCAAGCTCGTCATCGACTACACCGAGGCCGGCGGCGGGACGGTCAGCGTGAGCGTCTCAGATGCGCTCACAGTCAGTGAGGCAGTGGTGCTCCTAGTGCCGGTCTATTATGTGAGTATATCCGATACGCTGACGGCTGCCGAATCCAAAAGCGTCAACCTGACCATTACCGTCGTCGCTGCTGATGCTATTGTCGCCACGGATACACTTACACTAGCCTATAACCTCGGATTGTCTATCTCAGATACATTGACAATCGGGGAATCTACCAATGTTTTGATTCCGGTATACTATGTCAATGTATCGGATGTATTGACAGTTGGTGAGTCAGTATCACTGTTGATACCAGTTCTATTCGTTTCCATTTCGGATTCGATGATTGTATCTGAGTCAGTCGCAGTCATCGTCATCAGCCCCGGCGATCTGGCCATTTCGGTATCTGATTCCCTTACAGTAACCGATACGATTGTTATCCTGCTCCCCATTGTCTATGTTTCTGTTATTGATGCTCTAGATATCACCGAGACGCTGGGCCTGACCATACCGGTCAACGTATCTGTATCCGATGCACTGACCGTCGCCGAATCGACGGCGCTACTCATTCCGCAATTGTTCATCGCTGTCGCCGAGAGCTTGACTATTGCCGAGGCCGTTAGTCTTCTGGTACCGGTGCTCTATGTCAGTGCAAGCGAGGCGCTGACCGTTGTCGAATCAATAGCATTGTCCATTGTCATACCTGGGGCCGCCATTACTATCAGCGTGTTGGACAGCCTGACTCTAGCTGATGTGGTAGCCCTGGCCATCGTCACCATTGTAGTACCCGCCAGCCGCGTATTCGTTGTGCTAGCAGAGGATCGCACGTTCGTGATTCTACATGAGGACCGGACGTATTCCGTTAATCCGTAGGAGGTTACAATGTTCGAGGCTATAAAACTGCCGGCCTGGCTGCGTAGGCGACAGGAACGCATGGTTGTGCGTGGTTTCTTCCGGGTGCAAATCGCGGATCCGGACAAAGGCATCGTCGGGGATAGTGGCTGGATCCAGAACCAGATTACAAATCTGGGCCGGCAGGATTTCCTGTGTGCCCTGCTTGGCAACACGACCGGTAGCAAGCAAGTGACGCATATGGCCCTGGGCAGTGGTACGGCTCCGGGAGCGGCTGCCACATCATTGAATTTGGAGCTTACCGGTACTAGTACCGGACGGGAGGCAGTAGCCGTCAGTATCAACGCCAGCACTGCTGTCCAGTTTGCAGCCACATTCGATAGTGACAACATCACGGCCGCCGTCGCTGCTCTCTCCAATATCGGACTGTTTGCCACGTCAGCCGTCACGACGGGCACATTGTTCGCCGGCAATACATTTGCCTCTTCGGCCTACGCCACCAATCAGGCCGTGCAGGCCAGCTATGTTATAAGCTTCGCGACGAGCTGATACCGATGGATATTGATGTTCTGCTCCGAGACCATGCTGGCATCAAGTTGGACATTGCATGTGGTGGACATAAAAATCCCGACTTCGTAGGCCTTGATATCCGATCACTGCCGAACGTAGATATCGTTTGGGACGTGAACATGCACCCATGGCCGCTACCCGACGATTGCGTCATCATGGCGACTGCCAGCCATTTGCTGGAGCACATTCCCGGCGTGGTCATTGACAATGGGCATACCCGCTTCCCATTTCTCGAATTCATGGATGAGGTATGGCGCATCATGCGAGTGGGCTGTGAATTTTACATCGTGGTTCCACATGGCAGCAGCCAGGGTTACATGCAGGATCCGACGCACTGTAACGCCATGAATCAGACACGCTGGGCCTATTTCGACCCGGTGAACGGTGGGAATCTTTATGCCATCTATCGCCCTAAACCCTGGGAGATACGGGACATCAAATGGAGTCCCGAGGCCAACATGGAGGTGGTGCTTGCCAAGCGCCCTCTTGCAGCGGACTAAATCTCCCGTCCGGCCCTATCGTACCATCGTTAACGACAGCGGACGTTCCTACAATACCCGTTTACTCGTGGGCACGGCCACTACTGGCCTGGTGCGCATCGAGTGGGTGCAGGCTCGCTTTGGCCAGGTGGTGCCCTGTAACTGGAGTATGGGCGTGCTCAATCAATATCTCGATTCGTTCATCCCGCTGCGCTATCAGGTGGCCGATGCCCAGAACCTAATCGTCAAAGAGGCCATCAACAAGGACTTTGAGTGGTTGTTGCTTTATGAACACGATGTCATTCCGCCGGCCGATCTCTTCATCCGGCTGAATGACTACATGCACAATGAGGCGGTGCCCGTGGTGTCCGGCCTCTACTACAGCCGCTCGGTGCCGGCGGAACCACTGCTGTACCGTGGGCGCGGCACCTCCTACTACACGGACTGGCAGATGGGCGATAAGGTTTGGGTGGATGGTGTGCCTACGGGCCTGCTGCTCATCCACATGGGCATCATCCGGGCCATGTGGGCGGACAGCGAAGAGTACATGGCATTTGGCCAGAAGACGCGGCGGGTATTCGATACACCGCGCCAGGTGTGGTTGGACCCGGAGAGCCGGCAGTATCACATGAAGGTGGGCACCAGCGACCTGGAATGGTGTACTCGTGTCATGCAAGGTGGTTACTTTGCCAAGGCCGGCTGGCCCAAATACCAGGATATGGAATTCCCGTTTCTGTGTGATACGAATATCTTCTGCCGGCACATCGATCCGGATGGCCGACAGTACCCACCCCAGGGGGCTGAATATCCGTGGAAACAAAACAGTATCGACTCATCATCAAAAAGGGCTTCGATGAACGGCTTGACCAGACTAGCCGGGGAGACATCTTCGAAGTTATCGAGGCTAACAGCCGGGTTGTCATCCTGGAGCGTGTCTACCACGAACCGGATCCTGCACCGCAACGGGCGTTAGCAACGGACGCCAATATCCTAAGCATTAACGTGCAAGACAGTATTGGCCTGACTGATGAAATAAGATGACGACAAATCAACACTTCGAGAAAAGAATAGCGGCTGTTCTCGAATGGAAATTCGACTGGCGGGCGCTAACCAATGGTAGCCCTGGCGGTGATGATGACTGGCTGGCTGCTGGTGAAACCATCACGGCCGGCTATACTATTACCGCTAGTCCTACCGGTACCGGAGCGCTAAAAATCGATAGTAGCGCCAGGACAGACAGCAACACGAGCATAACCGTATGGTTGTCAGCAGGTGTAAATGGCGTGACCTATACTGTGACGTGTCATATCGTCACCAATGCGGGGCGCACGGATGACCGCACTATCTATATCTACTGCAAGTCGAGATGATGGGATGGAAGCAATCTCGGACCCTATCGCAACCGAACACCTGTCTATCGCCCGCTTGCATCCGCATCCGGAGAACTACCTAAGCCATCCAGAGCGGGAAATCGACGACCTGCGCGCCAGCCTGCGCCAGTTCGGGCATGTGCGTTCCATCGTCGTGCAGATCCGGCCCGACGGAGACTACACAGTGCTAGCCGGCAACGGCATCCTGACAGCGGCTCAGGCCGAAGGACTACCCTGGTTGCTAGCCCGCATCGTGCCCGCCACCTGGACGGATGCCATGGTCAAGGCGTACTTAATAGCCGATAATGAGCCGGCGCGTAAGGCAGAACGGGACGACGTGCAATTGCTCTCATTGCTGCAAGAGGTGCAGGCTCAAGAGTCGGCGCTGGTAGAGGCAGCCGGTTTTAGCCAAACGGAGTTGGAGCAATTGCTGCACACAGTGAAACACCAGGGGCCTGCCGGCGATGATCCCGGAGCCCAGACGGATAGAGCCGAGGAGTTGCGGCAGCAGTGGCAGGTAGAGACAGGGCAGCTATGGCAACTTGGCGAGCATCGCTTGATTTGCGGTGATTGCGCCGATCCGGTCGTGGTGGAGCAGCTTATGCGCGGGGAGAAGGCTCAGTTGATTTTCACCGATCCGCCCTACGGCGTGGCCATCGGCGCCAAGAACCGCCTGTTAAATTCCGTCCTTCCTTCTGGACGGAATTCAACAGATATTGAAGACGATTCGTTGTCGCCGCAGGAACTCAAGGCCAACCTGCTGCCGGCGTTTGCGAACATGCGCCGCCTGGTCATGGCCGACGACTGCACCATCTTCGTCACCGCCCCCCAGGGAGGAGAACTTGGCATGATGATGATGATGATAGAGGCCGGGCTGCCGGTGCGTCACGTACTGATCTGGAAGAAAAATCAGCCTACTTTCTCACTAGGCCGGTTGGACTACGACTATCAGCACGAGCCTATCCTGCTGACCTGGGGCAAACGCCACAAGCGGCCCATGGCCGGGCCGCAGCGCACGTCGGTGTGGGAGATCGACAAGCCGAGAGCGTCTGCCGACCATCCGACTATGAAGCCGGTGGAGTTGGTGGAAAACGCTCTGCTCAACAATTCCGAGTATGGAGATACTGTCTACGACGGCTATCTCGGTTCCGGCACCACCCTGATTGCGTGCGAGCATCTAGGCCGCCGTTGTCGGGCTGTTGAAATTTCAGCGGCCTACGTGGCCGTGGCGCTGCAGCGGTGGTCCGATATGATCGGTCGGCAGCCGAAACTCATGGAGGGCGGTTAATGTGTCCATCTCCTGGGACCATGACCAACCCCTCGCCCGCTGCCAAGGTGAATCCGCCGCCGCCGTTGCCGCCCTGGGCGATTACGCTCGCATGGGGCCGCGGCGCTCATTGCGCGAATTGTTGGAGCGCTATAGCCAACAGGCTACCAACGCGCAAGCAACGGGTAAGCCGCCAACTGGTCACTGGTATACCCTGTGCGGTTGGTCTACCCGCCATGACTGGCAGGCCCGCGTCATCCGCTTCGACGAGCTGGTGGCTCAGGCCGAACAGGAGTTGTGGGAGCAGCGCCGGGCTGAGTTACGCCAGCGTGACTGGGAACAGGCCGGTGAACTGCGTGATCTGGTGGCGGCGGCCCTGCCTTCAGCCAACCAGTTCATCGAATCACGCCGGCACACCATTCGCGGGCAGGACGGTCAGCCCGACCGTGAAATCATCACCATGTCGTTCGATGTTACTGACTTGAGTCGTGTACTTGAAATTGCCAGCAAATTGCAACGGCTGGCAACCGGAGATAGCACCGAAAATGTTGAGCTTTCCGGTTCCGTCCTTGATAGCCTCATATCCGCAGAACTGGCGCGACTTGCCCACCAGCGGCAAGCGCCAGCTTCTGGTGAGACTACGGGAGAAGCGTCTGGCTGAGATGTTGCCGGTCGAACAGAAATCGGTAGCCCTAACCTGTCCTATGCCGCTGTCGCAGTACATCGTCGGCGCCTGGCGAGTGGTGGAACCGGGGAAAGAGTATGTTCGTGGCTGGCATATTGATGCTATCTGCGATCATCTGGAGGCCGTGACCCGGGGGGAAATCCAGAATCTCATCATCAACATCCCCCCCCGGCATATGAAGAGTTTGACCGTGTGCGTCTTCTGGCCTACCTGGGAATGGACCTGGCAGCCGCAATCGCGCTGGTTATTTACATCCTATGCCGACACACTGGCCATTCGGGACTCGCTCAAGTGCCGGCGTATCATTCAAAGTCGGTGGTATCAGCAAAACTGGGGGGATGTGTTCCAACTGACCGGCGACCAGAATCAGAAGAGCCGCTTCGAGAATGACAAAACCGGCTATCGGATGTCCAGCGGCGTAGGAGGAGTAAGCACAGGGGAGGGCGGGGACCGTGTGATCGCGGACGATCCCATCAAGGCCATTGATGCCAGTAGCGAAGCCATGCGTAAATCAGTCATCGAGTGGTGGGACCAGTCCATGAGTACGCGCATCAATGACCCGCATAAGTCGGCCAAAGTCATCATCATGCAACGCCTACATGAGCAAGATCTGACCGGGTATCTGCTCGACAAGATGCAGACTGACGGGGAACATTATGAGCATCTCTGCCTACCTGCCGAATATGAGCCGACGCAACATATCACTTGCCTGGGCTGGAGCGACCCGCGGTCCGAATCGAACGAGCTTCTATGGCCGGCCCGTTACAACGACAAGGCCATTACTAACTTGAAACGAGCGCTTGGAAGTTACGGGACTGCTGGCCAACTACAGCAACGACCGGCCCCAGCTGAGGGCGGGATGCTCAAGCGAACCTGGTGGCGGTTCTGGATACCGCAGGGCAGCCAATTGTCTCCTGTGACAACTCGCCAGGCTGATGGCACCTGGTTTCAGCATCCGCAGATAGAATTGCCAGATCAGTTTGATGAACAGATCCAGTCTTGGGACATGGCATTCAAGGACACTAAGTCTTCGGACTATGTAGCCGGCGGTATCTGGGCCAAAAAGCAGGCCAATCGATTTATGCTCGATCTGGATTGGCGACGCATGGATATTGTGGAGACTATCAAGGCCGTCAAGGCTATGACTATCAAGTGGCCGCTCACCTTTGCCAAAATCGTGGAAGACAAGGCCAACGGGCCGGCAGTGATCCGCATGTTACAGAATGAAATCCAAGGGCTTATCCCATTTAACCCAGAGGCCAGCAAAGAGGGACGGGTCAATGCTGTTTCGCCACAGATCGAGAGCGGCAACGTCTATCTACCCCATCCATCGCTCTGTGTCTGGACGAATGGTCTGATTGACGAATGTGCGGCATTTCCCAATGGCGCTCACGATGATCGGGTGGATCAAATGAGCCAGGCATTGCTACGATTCTCACCGGTCGAATGGGACGTCTACTAGATTCAGTGGATACTATTATCGCCGCCATCGGGCTATTGTGCATCCTGGCCGGCCTTTACCTGTGGCTGGGTCTGGCTGCCAGCCTCATTACGCTGGGCCTGGCCCTGATCTGGATAGGGATCCGGATGCCTGAACCTGGTCTTCCGGGCCGTGTTTCACCACGACGAAGCGAAAACGAATCATGAGTCTCATAAAATCCCTGGTGCCTACTAGTTTGAAATTCAACCCGGCCGATGCATCGGTCAACTGGACCCATGTCGAGACCCTGGTGCATGGACCGGGCGCGCCACCCTGGGGCGACCGCAGTACCGGCGATGGCAACAGCGCCGCATTTGCCTGCTTGATGGCCATCTGTACTGCCTATCCCGAGGCGCCCCTGCGTATCTACCGGCGCGATAGCAAGGGCAAACTCAGCGAACTACAGAACCATCCACTGCAATTGCTCCTGGACAATCCAACGCCCAACGGTGAACTGACTGCTGAGGAATTTTGGTTCTGGACTCAATGGGCAAAACATGCACATGGCAATGCCTACTGGCTCAAAGTGCGGGCAGTCAATGAGCACTCTGGCAATGTCGTCGAACTATGGCCCATCAGCCCTACCCAGATAACGCCGGTCAGCATGGGTAATGACTGGATCTCTGCCTATCGTTGGACCTATGCGCCGAACAAGTGGAAGGATGTGCCGATTGAAAATATCGTGCATTTCCGGCTGGGTATCGATGATCGCGATCACCGGCTGGGCCTGGCGCCGCTCAAACGACTGGTGCGCGAGATCGGGGGAGATGACGAGGCCAACCGGTTCACGGATGCGCTTCTCAAAAACTTTGCCGTGCCGGGCCTGGTCGTGATTCCGTCCTCTACGGCACCCATGACTGAAGAAGTGGCTGACAATATCAGCAAGAAGATCAACCAAAAGTTCGGCAGTGATAATCGGGGCAATATCGCGGTGCTTTCGCGTGAGGCCAAAATTGAGCAGTTCGGCTTTAGTCCAGAAGAGTTAGATTTAACGGCTCTGCATCGCCTGCCCGAGGAACGCATCAGTGCCGTGTTGGGCGTGCCAGCCATCGTAGCCGGTCTGGGCGCCGGTCTAGACCGGGCTACCTATGACAATGGCCGGGCTCTAAAGGAATGGTTCACGGAAAACAAGCTCGGTCCACTCTGGCGCGCCGATGCCAGTAAGATCAACCGCAGCTTGAAGCCGGATTTCACCAGCGACACCAACATCCTGGCTCAGTTTGATGTAAGTGATGTACGGGCATTCCAGGAAGATGAGGACGCCAAATACAACCGTCTCAACATCGCCGTACAGGGTCAACGTCCCTGGCTGTCGGTCAATGAGGCCCGTGAGGAGATAGGCCGGCCTCCTGTGCCCAGTGGCGATAATCTAATTGAGCCACAGCCGCAATCATTGCAACTACCACCAGGTCAGGGCAATGGCAACCGCAATGGGCAGGAACAGTTGCAGGACAATCAGAATGGCGCCGGGGGCAAATGGTATTTGATGGAGGATGAGCAGCGCCGCCCTTTTGGCAGCCGGGACCGCGCAGCATCCTTACTGCTCATGTTTCCCTAAAGCAGTTTGATTTGCAGCAGTCGGCTGATGACTACCGGCAGGAATTGGAGGCCCTGATCCGGCAGGCCCAAACCGGGGAGATAGAGCAGACTGAATTCGAGAAGCGAGCTAAGGAATTGACGCTTGCCTTGTTGCTATTAACCTTCCTGGGTGGAAGCCGGCTGTCATTGACACAGCTCAACACCAATGTGGAGGCGCAGATGGCGCTCGTCCAGGCAGAACGTGAGGCCCAGATGGGAACCCGCAACCTGGCCAACGACATTTATGGACAGCGCATGTTCGATCCGGAGAGCGACCGGGCCGGTGGATCGACAGCTATCCAGCGCATTGTCAGCCGGGTAGATTTATGGGTCGGCAGCATCCTGGGTATTTTCGCTCTAGGCCAGATGCACCGGCCTGACGATCCATTGTTGCGTTGGCAATATGGACCTACCGAACACTGTGATGATTGTCTGCGCCTACATGACCAGATACATCCGGCCTCGGCCTGGCGAGCGGCAGGCTGGCAGCCTCGCAGCCGACGCCTCCAGTGTCGCGGATTCCAGTGCCAGTGTGAATTCTTTGAGGACGAAGGGCCGGAGATAGGGAACTTCTGATGCTCAAGAGCTATGAGAACAAGCAAATTCGTGAGTGGAATCTGTTGCCTGAAAAGTTATCCTTATTGCCTAAACATCTGCGGGATTATCTCAATCGTTCAGATTTCAGTCCGCGGGGGGTCTATGCATATGGTATTCCATTGGATAGGTTCAATCGGGATGAGCTTATGCGCCTAATTATTAGCTTGGGCTGCCCAGAGGAGATGGAAGGCCAGAGATAGGGGACTTCTAATGCTCAAGGACTATGAAGACAAACAAATTCGAGACCCACATCATAGAATCCGTGAACTTCTCACGGAGGCGGAGATTATCGAGAATAAATATCTGAATGGGATTGTTTCATCCGAAGAGGATGAGGCTAGAATTGTTAGTCTACTACGGGCGGTCGACCGGCTGGAATTTGATGAAATCCCCAAACAGGAGATGAAACCAAAGCTGGTAGAAACTATCTGGGTCGTGGGTGAGATTTTGAGTTTTCATGACCGCTCCTGGATTCTTCAGGGAGTTTTCAGCACAGAAGAAATAGCCAGGGCTGCTTGTAAAGAAACCAATTGGTTCATCGGACCAGTTCCACTGGATTCCGAATTGCCTCCTGAACCCATGATATGGCCCGGTGCCTATTATCCGAATAGATAGAATGTTTCCCCGCGTCCTTGCCCTCGTTGGCGACATGGATGGCTGCGCGCTTTGGCGTGTACTTCAGCCATTTACGGAGTTGCAGCGCCAGGGCTATCCGGCAGAATGGGGGGCCCGCGGCGATGACCGCCTGGCGAATATCGTGCACGAGTTCGATGCTGTCATCATTCCACGTCTGCACTGGCCGCCAGAGGAACGGGAGAATGGAGACCGTTGGTTCGAGGCGCTGCACAATGCCGGCATCGCTGTCATCTATGAAGTGGACGATGATATGGTATCGGATGATTTTATACGCCGGCTGGTGCAGATCCACAGCCGGGTACCGCGCAAGGCCGAGGAGACCCGGGATGCCATCCTCCACACTATGCAGAGCGCCGACGGGGTGACAGTGAGTAGCCAACGCCTCGCCTCCACTATCCGGCGCTACACCGACAGGCCGATCATGGTTGTGCCGAATTATATGGATCTAGATTGGTTCCGGGCCGTGCAGGCCAAAGCAGAGCGCACGGTCAAGGGACTATCCATCGGCTGGGCCGGTGGTATCCGGCCCGACTACGACGTAGAGCAGATGGCGATCGCCTGGGGACGTATCACCCAACGCTATCCCGATGTGCAGTTCGTCATTCAGGGCTGGCAGCCGGACATCATTACCCAGGCTGTGCCGGCAGAACGGCTGCATCGGCTGCCCTGGATGTCCATCCAGGAATATCCGACCGGTCTGGTCAACGTGGACATCGGCTGCTGTCCATTGACTGATACGACATTCAATCGGGCCAAAACTTTTATAAAATCTATGGAATACGCGGTCAGTGGCGCTGCTGTTGTGGCCAGCCCGACCGTCTATGGGCAGATCATCGATCATGGCCACAATGGCTATATCTGTAGCAATGCGGACGAATGGGAGGATGCACTGAGCCGATTAGTAGAGTCAGCCAACATACGTAAACGCATGGCTCAACAACTGTTATGGAAAGTCGAGAAATATCACAGTCTACACGACAATGCCTGGCGTTGGGTGGACGCCTGGGCTCAAATTGTGGAGCGTTATCGACTGCGCAATCAGGGCCGGCGCATCATTACGCCCACGCCAGCCCAGGTGCGAGAATTCAGCGCCAGGATAATGATCTGATGATACCTGACCCATTGCAAACGATACCCGAACGTGATACGATGGAAGCAACCAGGCCGGACGTGGCATTGCTCACTGTGCCAGTGGATTATATGATGAAGCGCCGGGAGTTGTTGCTGATTGAGTTGGCCTACATTGAGGATGTGCTAGGGCTGCCCAGGACGAAGGAACCGAGGAAACGATAATGCCATTGTGTGCTAAGGGCGTGGGTTCGCATTGTGCCCCTGTGCAGCGAACATCTGGCCCGGCATCTTATGCCTGATGAGGGAGTAACGCCCCGAAACGCGAGAGCGTAGCGCGGAGGGAGCCCAGCCGGGGAATAACATGCTCCCCAGGGGGCACGCCCTTAGCACACAATATCGGAAAACAAGGAAATGATGATGGTGGAAACCATTCACATGGCAGAGTCGGATATCAAGCAGCATACTGGAATAATCAGGGCGACACACCTGGTTCCATCTTATGTCCTTACTCCTGGCAAACTGGTAGAGAATAGACTAATTGCTCAATTAACCGAACAATTAGCTGAGCAGATCATGGCAGCCATTTCAGATGGCCGGTCTTATTTCGTACAGATTGATGATGTGTTCTTCTATCCCAATGTGAACCTGGAGCCTTATGAAATGTTTTCCTATGAGCGATCTGCTCTAGTAGCTCTGCAGGATGGTAAGCACGCTGAGATAGATGAGTATGCCATACCAATTGATGGCGCTTCGCCCACCTTCGGTGATCGCCGGTATAGTCAGCGGGGAAAATCAATTGAGGTTGCTATTTTACCAGATGTGACACCATGGGCCGATCAATATGATCCATCTATCGCCGTGGAGATTCGTCGTTTTGAGCAGGAAGAGATAAAGATTAGAGGCGAATACATAACTTTGTGGCGACGGATAGAATAGATGGATAAACTCTGCGGCGGTGTGGAAATAGAAGGCGGGGACACACAGGGTTCTCTGGCACCTGCGTAGGGGCGCAAAGCCAAAGCCAGAGCATGAATACCGCTAGTCGGTTCGAATCCGGCCCGCAGAGATAGATAGTACAACCGAATAAGTCGCTGAGTAGTACTTGGTGGCGCATTTCTCGACCGCTAAAAGGTGGCGAGAGGTGCGCCACCTTTTTTATTCCTGGAGGTGCCCTGTGCCCTGGTCCGTAGATAATCCGCCCGCCGTGGCCCAGAACTGGACCGATGCCGAAAAACGCAAATGTATAGAAGCCGCCAACGCTGTGCTGCAGGATGGTGGCAGCGATGAGGATGCCATCTTTGCTTGTATCCATGCCGCCGGCAAGAGCGCTGAGCTGGTAGGTGCCAAGGCAATCATGAAATCCGAAAGTGATGGTGATCATCCGGCTAGTCATTACCTGGTCGTTGAGGATCCGGAGAAACCATCCACCTGGCACTTGCGTGTGCGCGATGTGAATGGCGACCTGAATCATACCCTGATGGGCGCGGCCTGGGCAGCCTGCCATGAAGATTATCGTGGCAATCGCTATGAGGGACCGGGCAAGGAAGAGGCTATTCGTAAATTACGTCGGCTCTACGCT